GAAAGAAGGCACCCCGAAGCAACAGTTGAAGGATTGCTTAGTCAACAAGTCAGGATCTCTGGAGATTATTCCGTGTGTGCCAATGGAGCACAATATCGCAGGGACATTCACGGCTTCCTCCCTGAAATGATGCAGAAGATCTACGATGAACGTGTGATCTTCAAGAAAAAAATGTTGGCAGCGAAGCAGAAGTATGAAGAAACTGGTGATACAAAACTACAAGATGATATTTCTGCATATAATAATATACAGATGGCTCGTAAGATCCAACTGAACTCTGCCTATGGTGCCATTGGTAACCAGTATTTCAGGTACTACAACCTTGCTAACGCTGAAGCAATTACCTTATCAGGTCAGGTTTCTATCAGATGGATAGAAAACAAGGTTAACTCTTATCTAAACAAAATTTTAAAAACTACGGAGACTGATTATGTCATTGCTTCTGATACCGATTCCATTTATCTTAATTTGGGTCCTCTGGTTAAAGCTGTATTCAAGAACGGAGAGAAGAGCGATAAGGACACTCTTAGGTTCCTTGAAAAGGTGTGTGATGTGGAACTTGAAAAGTATATACAAAATTCTTACGAAGAATTGGCAACCTATGTAAATGCATATGATCAGAAGATGTTTATGAAGCGAGAGAATATCGCTAACAAAGGCATCTGGACTGCTAAGAAGAGATACATCCTTAATGTATGGAACAGTGAGGGTGTTCAATATAAAGAACCCAAACTAAAAGTTATGGGTATCGAGTGTGTCAAATCCTCAACTCCAGGTTCTTGTCGTGATGCGATTAGAAGTGCCCTGAGAGTTATTATGAATGGATCAGAGACTGATGTACAAGAATACATTTCTAATTTTAGAGAGAAGTTTGAATCGCTTCCTCCTGAAGATATTGCTTTCCCTAGAGGTTGCAATAATTTATCTAAATTTAGTGGTTCCTCTGGGATATATGTTAAGGGTACTCCAATCCACGTTCGTGGTGCTCTCCTATATAATTTCCACGTTAAGCATAAGAAACTCACACATAAGTACCCTCTTATCCAAGAAGGAGAGAAGGTCAAGTTCCTCTATCTCAGGACTCCGAACCGAATAGGGGAGAACGTGGTCTCTTTCTTCCAGACTCTTCCACGTGAATTTGAACTTGACAAATCTATAGATTACGATCTACAATTTAAGAAGAGTTTCCTTGATCCGTTACAGGTTATCCTCGATACGATCAACTGGAAGGCAGAGAAAGTAGCATCCCTAGAAGAATTTTTCCTATGACAACATCCTTTTTAAAAGACATTATTAAATCCATTGACAATGAGTATGCTTCAATCGCTGACGACGGACTTGCTGCTGGCGACGTATCTTCTTTTATTGATACTGGAAGTTACATTTTTAATGCTCTTGTTAGCGGTTCCATATACGGTGGTATACCTTCCAACAAAATTACTGCGTTGGCTGGTGAGTCCTCTACGGGGAAAACGTTCTTCACGATCAGTGTCATTAAACACTTCCTCAAGACACACCCAGAAGCAGGTGTAGCATTCTTTGAATCAGAAGGTGCTATCAGTAAAGATTTATTGTCTGATCGTGGTGTAGATACCAAACGTGTCGTTATCATACCTGTGGTAACAGTTCAACAGTTCAGACAACAAGCATTGATGGTAGCAGATAACCTATTGAAGGATAAGAATCACCCTCCTATGTTATTTGTACTTGACTCTCTTGGTATGTTATCAACAACAAAGGAGATTGAGGATAGTGAAGCAGGTAAAGAGACTAGAGATATGACTAGAGCACAAGTTGTTAAGTCAATCTTTAGAGTTCTTACACTTAAACTATCAAAATGTAATATTCCCTTAATAGTTACCAACCATACATATGATGTTGTAGGTGCTTATATGCCTACGAAAGAAATGGGTGGAGGTAGTGGACTCAAGTACGCTGCATCTACTATCATCTTCCTAAGCAAATCTAAAGAGAAAGATGGTAAGGAAGTGATTGGTAATATTATTAAATGTGAAACGAAGAAGAGTAGGTTCACAAAAGAGAGTGCAAAAATTTCTACGAGGTTATTCTATGATGAGAGAGGACTTGATCCATACTACGGACTACTGGAATTGGGTGAGAAATATGGAGTTTTCGAGCGTAAAGGGAACCGTATTGTTGTTGGGGATTCTAGCGTATATCCTTCTGCTATGCTCAAAGATCCTGACAAGTACTTCACCACCGAAGTAATGCAAGCACTCGATGAGTGTGCCAAGAAGGAGTTCGCATATGGAACTTAGTAAGTTTGTAAAAACTTATGATGATGCCATTCCAGTTGAAGTTTGTAAACACGCTATAAAACTATTCAATCAACAAGAAGATCTTGAAGATTGGGATAGGGAAGGTTGTCCTCAGTTTACTCAGTTTAATATCACAGAGTTTCTTGATAAGAAAGAAGATCAAGAGAACCGTGGTGATTGGGATATCATACAGTATGCTCTCATTAATTCTGCTCACGAATTTGTGAAGCAGTATATGGATGAGAATGACTGTAGAAAATTCTTCCCTAACAGAAGTTCATTAGAGCAGTTTAGGATGAAGAAGTATCGTAAAGGTACTGATGATAGATTTGAAAGACACGTTGATGTTGCTGATCACCAGAGTGCTAAAAGGTTCCTGACTATGTTCTGGTATCTGAATGATGTTGAGGAAGGTGGTGAAACTAAGTTTGATGGATTGACAATTGAACCTAAGCAAGGTAGACTTCTTATATTCCCTCCGTTGTGGTGCTTTCCACATTCGGGGGAACCAACTATTTCTGATGACAAGTACCTAGTAGGAACCTATTCACATTATGTCTGATTCTATTGAAGGACTGGTTATTAATACTCTGGTCTTTAATAAGGAGTACACAAGACAAGTCCTACCACATCTAAAGAAAGAATATTTTGAACAGTTTAATAATAAGGTTCTCTTCGAAGAACTATCACAATATATGGTCAAGTACGATCAACTCCCTAGTAAGGAAGCACTTACTATTGAGTTAGAGAATCGTTCTGACCTAAATGATTCACAGTATAAGGAGATAAAGGATCAGATATCTTATCTCAATGAGGAACCACACGAGTCCAAATGGTTAGTAGATACTACAGAAAAGTGGTGTCGTGATCGTGCTATTTACATTGCTCTATTAGAATCTATTCAGATCGCTGATGGTCAGGCAGATTCTGATATGAGTAGAGATGCTATCCCATCCATCTTAAGTAATGCGTTGGGTGTTAGTTTCGATAACTCAGTAGGACACGATTACTTTGAACAAGCAGACGATAGATTCGCCTTCTACCATAGACGTGAGGACAAGATACCTTTCGATCTGGAATTCTTCAACAAGATTACAAAAGGTGGTCTTCCTAACAAGACTCTCAACGTTGCTCTTGCAGGTACTGGTGTGGGTAAGTCTCTCTTTATGTGCCACTGTGCTGCTAGTAACTTATCTCTCGGCAAGAACGTACTCTATATCACTATGGAGATGGCTGAAGAGAAAATTGCAGAGAGGATAGATGCAAATCTTTTGAACGTAGACTGTAGGCAGTTAGAGAAACTACCTAAGATTATGTTTGATAAAAAGATAGAGAAGTTACACGCAAAGACACGAGGTAGATTGATTGTTAAGGAGTATCCAACTGCATCAGCACACGTAGGACATTTCAAAGCATTGCTTCAGGAGTTAGCGATTAAAAAAAGTTTCATTCCTGACATAATCTACATTGATTACCTAAATATTTGTGCCAGTTCCAGATATAAAGGAGCGATAGTTAACTCATACACATATGTGAAGGCAATCGCTGAAGAACTGAGAGGACTTGCTGTAGAAGCAGACCTCCCTATTATATCTGCAACACAAACTACGAGAGCAGGCTATGGAAACTCAGACGTTGATCTTACCGATACCAGTGAGTCTTTTGGACTCCCTGCTACTGCTGACTTTATGTTTGCACTTATATCCTCTGAAGATTTGGAGAACGAGAATAAAATTATGGTCAAGCAACTGAAGAACCGATACAATGACCCAACTGCTAACAAGAGATTTGCACTAGGCATTGACAGGAACAAGATGAGGTTGTATGATTGTAACGATCAGTCTGATATAATTGATGCTAATCAGACTAAAGAACAAGTAGAAGCAGGTGATATACTTGCTATACTTCCTGAAACTAAAACATCATTCAAAGACTTTAAAGTATGACTGAATCTAAAGATGTAAATGAGGTTCTAAAGGATCTCAATAAGGTGGACTTGCCTGATCACGCTTCTCTGAAGGATCAGATGCAAGATGATATGAAGACTAACATTGGTAAGACTAAGGTACCAACTCCTAAAGATATTGACAAGACTGTAAAAGGATTTGGTGAACCTCCAACACCTAAAGCAAAAGAAGTCAAAGCACGTCAGGAAGCAAAGCAGAAAAAGAACAAAAAGAACAAGAAGTTTGAGGTAGATTTAGATAACTATCTCAACTTTGTTGATCTTGTTACCAGTGATGAAAGCAAAAACTATGATAAATTACTAGAGAGGTACGAAGACCTTAAGACTGCAGGTTGTAACATAGCACGTTTAGATACTGCAGCATCTGGTTTAGTTGCTGAGTCAGGTGAGTTTATGGAGATCGTCAAGAAGATGAAGTTCCAAGGCAAACCATATAATGAAGCAAACAAAGAACATCTTATCGTAGAACTGGGTGATGTATTATGGTATGCTGCTAATGCTTGTATGGCATTAGGAGTACGTATGGAAGAGGTAATCATTCGTAACACAGTTAAACTAGCAGCGAGATATCCTGATGAAGAATTCAGTGTTGAGAAGTCGGAAAACCGTGCTGATGGAGACATTTGAAGACGCTACCCTAACTAAAGACTACAGGCTAAGATTACATATCATAGCTTGTAGTGTTAGATTGGGTAGGAAAGTTACCCCTGAAGATTTAAAGTGGGCAACAAAATTAGTTGAGTACAACACACACGCCAGAGGTATCTGGGAACGTACTGTAAGATGAACTACATCCACAAAAACTTAGGTGCACTTGAACCCCACGAGTGCACCTTTTTAATTAATTATTTTAAGCAGAACCCAGACAAACAAGTCGATGGTCTTCTAGGATTTGGTGATGCTATGAGGGTATCTCCAGAGGAGAAGAAGTGTACAGAGATATTTCTTTCATCAAATCTATTAGTAGATCAGTTCATTTTTAAACCTGTTGCTAGGGTATTAAAAGAAACTTGTGAAGCATACATCAAAGAGTTTCCATTCTTAGATAAGATAGGAGCGTGGCAAGTAGCACCTAACTTTAAGATCCAACATTACAAACCAGGTGAAGGATACTTTAAAGAACATTGTGAGAATGATGGTGGATCAGATGGTGATGCTGAGTATAGAGTTATTGCTTGGATGATATATTTAAACACTGTTACTGATGGTGGAGAGACAGTATTCCCTACACAGAATGAACAGTTTAAACCTAACCGTGGTGATGTATTATTCTGGCCAGCATACTGGACACATCCACATCACGGAGTTGTATCCCCTTCACAAGATAAATATATCTTGACAGGTTGGTACAACTTTAGTGGAAGATAAAGGAATTACAACACCATCAGCTCGAGCTAGACTCATAGAAGATAATCCTGAGTGGAAATCTATTAGGCTGACATTACTTAAAGATACTTTGATGTATGATAAATCATCGAAGGAGAAGATTGAATGTACTTGTAGGAAAGGTACTCTTGTTAAAATACAATCACCTAAACTATCTCAGTGTGGTCCAAACAAGAAGTCCAAGTGTGTACTAGCTAAGATTGGTCAGTCTGGACCTGGATATGTTATGGTATCACATATACTTAAACCTGATATAAAGACTAGGACTACTGATACTAAGAAAGCAGAACGGGCTGCTATGAAACAATTAGATAAAATATTAAAGGAGAAAGTTAAGTGTCTAGGAGAAGCAACAATATGTACACCTATAGGTAATATTGTAGGTGCTTGTGGTGTTGAAGAACTTAAAGGTACACCTAAAGCAGATTTTGCTATCGTAGATAAGAAGGGTAAGGAGATATTTTGGATATCACATAAGAAGACAGGTGGTGCAAAAGCATTTCAACAGTATGGTGGTGTGTCTAAGTCAGCAGGAAGGAAGATATCAACGCACGAACAAACACAGGAATTTTTAAGACAGACTTCTGCGTATGTAGATGAGGATCAGTTACAAGTACCAGTAATGAAGGAAATAAAGGATGAGAATTTAATTCGTATGTCAGTGTTTGGTCCTGATGCAGATGGTAATAGTACAAAATTTGGTAAGAATAATTGTCACGTTTTGGGTCAAGGCAATGCAGTTATGACTTGGAAAAATGATAACTGTTGGGATTTAAAATGGGAGCATACCGTTTGGAATGATCGTAATGGTGTAGATGCTTTCACTAAAGGTGATGGTTATCAAGCAGTATTTGGTGCTACCTTCCGTAAGGATAGAGGATTCACATATATGGAACAGAAATATAAGGGTGCACGTGTGGGGATTTACCCAAAAGCATTGATGGAAGGTCGAACTAATGTTATAGTATTAAAGGACGCATAATAATATGGCTACTAAGAACACCCATCTCGAACACTTAGAAGATGACATCCTAAACCAAGGTTCTAAGGGTGGTAAGAATGCTATTGCTTTCCTGAAAGAACTAGGAAAGATGTTGACAGAACCTAAGAGTGCTATTACTGTCACTACTAAATGGGATGGAGCACCTGCTATTGTATGTGGTATCAATCCTGAGACAGAAGCGTTCTTTGTGGGAACTAAATCAGTATTCAATAAGAACAATCCTAAGATCATATATGTTGAGAGTGATATAGAATTCCACGGTTATGGTGGTGAACTAGCAAAGAAATTAAAACTAGCATTGAAATATCTAAGTACACTTAAGATTAAGGGTGTACTACAGGGTGATATGTTATTCAGTAATGGTGATAAGGTTAGGAAGAGGATAGATGGTAAGTCTTGTATTGCTTTCACACCTAATACTATTACCTATTGTGTAGAGAAAGGATCTGATATCTATAAGGAGGTTAATGATGCAGAGTTTGGTATTGTATTCCATACAAAATATAGTGGTTCTGATATGGCATCTATGAATGCAGTATTGGGTGATGTTAGTGGTAGTTTTACTAAGACTACTAAGGTATTCTCAGGTACTGCTACGTTCAAGGATGTGTCAGGACAGTCAACGTTCACAGCAAAAGAGAAGACTGCCTTCAATGCTCAGGTCAATAAGGCACACGGATCATTGAAGCAAGC